TACCAGTGCTCAAACCAATAACACTATGTTGAGTGCTGTTCAAATGCAGATGATCTGTCGCTCCAAGAGAAACAGTCCCTGTGCTAGACAAAGTTCCAGTTGAACTGTAAGAACCTGCTGTAAAAGCACCATTAACAGCAAGATCGCCACTAATTGTTCCACCAGCACCCTGAATTACTCCAGGGTAAGTAGCTGTTTGCCCAGGAACACCCTCTAACCAGTTCTTCAAATAAGTCCAGTTAGTGTTGTGCTCACTGGCAACAATGGCGTTACCTGCTACAGCTACATTCGGTGCAGTAAAAGTTGCCATTAACGCAATCTCCTATGTAGATAAGTAAATGCCATAGCGTTTACTTCCCAAGCCTCATCATTAGTGGGACCTTCGACCTTCATTTGTATAGCCTTTGCTGTCCCAAGTGTAGGCAAACGCTCAATTTGAGTAATGTTTGTGTTCGGCTCACCAGCCCAAACACCAGAATCCCAAACACCAGTACCACCAGTAGGCCCAGGCCCAGAAGCCCAAGTCGAAGAAACCGCACCACTCGTTTGAACACCAAACGGCATAGACTTCTTTGTCGTAGCCCCGTCATAATCCACATACAACTTTGCAGTTAAAGCAACAGTTGAATCAGACGACGTAACAATACGAGGCTTACCCCAACGTTTACGAACAATAGGATTCTTACCTACCAACCAGCTAGTCGTATAAGAACTAGTTATATGAGAAGTTTCAGTCCCATAAAAATCGCTTTGACGTTCTTGTTCCATTTCAACAACACGACCCGTATTGCTTAAACAACCACCCAAGAGAGTTTGTTGGTCATTAGGTGGAGCAAACGTCATCATCACGTTTGCATCAATATCTGTCATAGTCCAAGCCCCACTAGAACCAAGAGTCGGATCATAAATAAGAACACGACGGCTTGTAAAAAGCTCAGAAGTATCAGACCAATCAACAGAAACATACAAACGATTCTGATACCAAGTTAATTGTGGAGGATTAGTAAATTGCAACCTGCCATCATCTATGGCTGGCTGCAACTTTTCAAACACCCACACAAACCGTTCTCCGTTGTATACCCAAACTCCTTGACGGTCATACCAAAAGAACACGCCATAGGGAGTAGACACTGGCGACGACATAGACACAGAACCAACATCTTGGCTTAAAGGCACCATCTGAAACGATTCAGTACTGTTGCCAAATAGCGCATGCACGCTGTTGGTTTTGAATATAAGCAGTCGGTCAGCGTAAGGAACTAAAGCTGACACTATGTCGCCTCGTTCCCCAGCATTTACATCTATATAGTCATAGTCTTGCCATGACTCTGGATCATCGATCTTTGACCAGCGCACACGATTCTTGTATTCGGTGCTGCTTTCTTTAGTGTGACCTACCCACGCAAAGTTGTTCCAATGACAGGTGTACTTTGCTATCGGGTAGTTCCCCGCTGAACCATTAATGTTTGAGGCAAGGTTTGAAGCAGTAGTGCCGTCATAAACAAACGAAGCAGCGTCACCAGACACTCCATAAAACTTGTTGTTCGTTGTTTGCCCATACAAACGATTGCCGTTTGTTACAGCAACACCATTTAACGTCGTAAAATCTCCAGAACCACCATTTGCTGATTCCGCAACAGTAGTTCCATACGAACAAAGCACTCGTGCAGTTCCACCATCTGGAGTGAACTGTCCTAAACCAGTAACGTTACTTGCTAAAGCAGTCACATTTCTTTTTACGACACCTAAACGCATTTTGATGCCGCCCCGAGGGTCAACATCAACGTTTAACATTTCAGGACTTTCATTAGAAGCTAAATTGAATTGGTCAGAACGCAAATTCAATCCACCACTAAAGTCTTCTAGCATTTCAAGTTTGAAGCCAGACCGTTTTGACATGCTTACTCCCAGCTATATCGGAGTCGGTCAGGCATAGCGCTCTGCGAACGCCATCTAGAAGCATTTCTGTTATTCAAAACAAGAGGTTGTGGAGCAGGCACATCTAAGTGACGTGCTCGTAAGTTATCTAACTCTCTCATGAAGCTGTTCATGTACGAAGCAGCCATTTCCAAATCTTCTTGCTGCTCATATGCACGACTAATGCCATATGTCGCAATAACAACATGGAAAGGCTCAGGAAAGTCAGAAGGAGATACTGAATCTAAAGACCCTGCCCCAAACGCTGAAGGACTTTTGTATCCTCTCACGTATAACGTTTGAGCAGAGGATGGAGTTGGATACAACCTTACGTTGTCAGCCCAAAAACTCCAGTAGTAAACATCCCCTGTGCTTGCTGAGTTCAACGGGTAAACAATGTCCCCGTCATCTCGACCTAAGAATGTGAGCACATGGTCGTCTGTGCGAATTGCTTGAACTTCTCTTAGCCCATTAGTAACAGAGGCACCAACGGTAGCAAGTGTGTAGTCAGAGGTAGAAGAAACTGTGTCAAATGTGGTGGAAACTTCATACCAAGGCCAGCGTTTTTCACTGTAAACAACTTGATCGTAGCCTTCCCCTAAGAAACGGTTTAATACATCATCAGAGATATCACTGCTGTCAATTTCAACAATGCTTCTGATGTAAGCACGCATGTCGCCTATGTTCACCGCTACTCCTTATGGAAAGAGCATATGCTCTGCCCTTCAGGGGGCCGAGCTTTGCAGGGTTCACCAGCTTTCGTAGTAGCAGAACAAGAAGACTGTGGTTCTTCATGTGGAAGATCAGCGTGAACTGTCTTCACGTTTCGTCCACCAAAGTATTGATCACGGGAAACAGGCTGCGAATAACCTTCGCCTGGATCTCCGTATGCTCTTCGGTTTGTTCCGTACCCTATTGCTAGTTCTCTACCCATAAATCCTCAGAATACTGGATGGGGTGAGGGCAAAGCGCCCTCACCCCATCATTGTGGAGCTATTAGGCAGTTGCGCCTGTTAGCTTACCTTGTCGCGCTCGGTTAGAGCAGGTTAGCTGTCCGTAGCAAAGGATCTGTGAGAACACAGCATCCTGGTTTGTAGGACGCACGAACGGAGTTGGCTTGAACCAAACATCCGAGTGCCGTACCAGTTGCAGGTACTTGGTGTTCAGGAAGTAAACAACTCCTGAAGCGCAAGAACCATCAAACGTTACGGGCGCACCTTTGAACATGAGGTTCTGGAACCCAGCGTCTGCCATGTCGGTATCTGTATACCGAATGTTTGACGTAAGAAGGGTTTCATACTTCTCATAAAGCGTTTGAGTTGTAAGAATGATCGTTGGTTGATCATTGCCAACTGAAACGTTGTTGTACATGGTTGCCATTGCAGCGGTGGTTAATGCGCCACCGACTGCAGTTTCGCTGGAAGTCCACCATTCATTAACGCTGGCTGCAGCACTTGGGTCAATTCCGCCAAGTGTGTTAGCGGTAAGAGTTGAGCCATCGACAATGTGAGCGATGCCTTCCCAGTCTTTACCGCCGTTGCCAGTGCCATCTGCGTGGAACATGGTGTTCATGTTCTCAATGATGGTTTCTTGGGTCTGGAAGATTTTGCCTTCGAGAAGGTCAATGATTTGAGCTTCGCCGTTGTTTTTGGCTTCTTCCATGCCGTTGATTGTTACGGTGGCAGCGTACTGTCCCCAGTCGTACTCAGCAGCCGAAATGCCTGTCTGAGCAGTCGTAGCAATAGTGTCGGTGCCGCTGTATGAACCAGCGGTTGAGTTGGTGCCATAAATTACTGGTACAACAATCTTTGCACCACCCGAAACTGTTCGCATTGTTGACGAGTTTGTCAACGCATAGAAAAGCGGACGGGCACTGAAAATATTGTCAACCAGCTTAGGGACGTAGTTATTGAGAGTCGTAGTCAGAATCTCATCGAAATTGCTGTTCCCAGCCATTTGTTATTTCTCCTAAAAGGTTAAGTGCTTAATTGTTTTTTTGCCAATTCAAACGCTTCCCTGATACTGCCAGCCTTACCTTCAGACTTTGATTGGGTTCCCGATTGGGTTGACCCACCTGCAGTAACTACAGCCGCCTCACGTTTCTGATTGGTAATTTCCTGCTCTTTCTGCAGTTTGTCCGCTGTCGATTTAACATCGTTAAATTGCCAGTGGGCATAAGCTGCATCCAAATTAGGTATTCCATTCTTCAACGCATGATTGAGAAGTTCGCGAGAATCAAATTCTCCGTACTTCTCTTGCAACTTTTGGACCTCGTTCTCTATAGCGGTTTGACGTGCTGCTGCTTCTTGCTTTTCGATTTTCTGCTCTAGATGAGCCAATCTTTTAGCTGTGGGGTCTTCATCTTCCCACTCATCGGGTTCCTCTGCGCTAACAGAAGGAGTGTCCAAATCAAAAGATCTAGCTAAAACCTTTAATGTTTCTTCTGGGTTTGATTCTAAGGCGGATACAATCGCTTCGGCTTGTTGCAAGCGTTCACGTTCTGCAGATATCTCCTGCGTTTTGCGGGTGTAATCCGCTTGACGCTGATATCCGTTCAAAAGTTCACTTTCGGGTATCTGCATTTCCTCGCCGTCCACCTTTACGGTGTACATTTGCTCGTCTACTGCAGGTCCTTCATCAACTTCAATATGTTCTGAAGCTTCAAGAGTGTCCACAGATTCTGTGGATTCCGTCATAACTTCTGTTTCTTCGGGCACTAGCCCCTCCTAGGAGTCTTCAATGAGTTGCTCCTATAAGAATATAGCCGTGTCCCACTTACAAAGATGGGAGTTCCATTCCCATTTGTCCTTGCAACTGGGCTAAAAGTTCTGGTGGGACTCCACCAGTCGGCGCAAAAGCGCCTCCTTCTGCTGGTGGCATAGGTGCTCCCCCCATCATGGGAGGCATACCCGCTGCAGCAGGATCTTCTGGCGGAAGTTGTTCTTCTTCTGCCATAGTTTGCTGATCTGGTTGCTGAATCAAGAACTTTTCGGGGTCTTTAATCCCGAAACCTGATTCCAACACATGAACAGCGAGCGCTTGCGGGTCGATAACCGTTCCCACAAGTGGGGCCACAGCATTCATCAAACTGATTGCCTGCTGTTTCCGAATTGTGTCGTTCATAGGCTGAGTTGAGCCTGCTTGAACTGAGAAATCGTATTCTCCCACGATGTCTTCACGGGAATATTCGATAAAGAGATCTTGTCCTTTACCTGAAACCCGAGCCATGTGTTCACCAGTCATGAACTGTTGCATGAGTTGGATGACACGACGCGCGACTGCTGAAATTGCTATTTCAACAATCGCTAATTTGTCAGCAGCCCTAGCATTCTGTGCATCTGCGATAATGCTGGCTTCTGTAGCAGTACGCCGTATCTCAGGCATAGCACCACGAGCATATTCAGATATACCGCTGACTGTGTTTATGTCGTTCTCGATGATATTTGAATAGTTGTAAATCTCTGGACTTACGGG